GGGATTTTGTCTTTGTCTACAATCCACAAATAAATCCAATTTGGCTCATCAATAAAATGTTTAAGATATAATCCCACCTTCGGTTTTTCAACTCTTGGATATCCTAATAGTGAAGTATATGTTACATAAGTCGATGAAACCAATACAAGAAGAAGGGGGATAAACCAAATTAAAAATTTTGGGCTTTTCCTTCCTTCTATTAATAACCAAAGACATATTGCTGAAAGAATCACCAACCCAAAAACTAAACTTTCTATCATCTTGTAAGCTCCCCATTTTCCTCATCATATGCTGCTGCACCATCACCTTGATAATTGCCCATAGCCATTAATGGAGTTACAAATTTCTTCTTTTCAAATGTAAATGGTGGAAGAATATTTCCATCCTTATCTAATCGAAAGCGGACAAATGTTTCTTCTTGTCCTCTATAGGTAAACTTCTTTTCCCCCACCCACAATATTGAATATGGATTGACCTTATGCAATTCCACCTTTACTGTTAGATTTCGTCTTTTTTTTATTTCTAGCTGTGTATAGGATCTCTCAGAATAATAATGACCATTAATAATATATTCCCCCGCAATAATTCCACGAATAGTTACAACCTCTCTATTGATTTTAACAGTTGATGTACTCCCATCCGCATTAGTTATAGTATCATTCATTGATCCTAAATCATCTTTATCAAGATGCATATAGTTTAAATTCTGATGTCTAAAACTAACCTGTTTCCTTGTGGGGTCTTCAACATAAAGATCTATATCTCCATTGGCATCATGATCCCATTCCAAAACAACAACAAATTCTGCCCTTCGTTCAAAATCTTCTTTTTTCGCTTCTGGTTTTATTAAAAGGAATGCTACTATGAAAAGAAATGCAAAACCTAAAAGAATATTGAAAAGTAGATCAGTGAAACCAATTGTAGATTTAAATCTCTCATGGTTCATTGATCGCCACTTCAAGATTCACTAATTGAACCTTTATGATAAGTGAACATACCAATCCAATCAAGGTAGTATATAGAGCAGTACTCATTCCTACTGCCATATCCGCAAGTGCTTGTTGTAGTGTTGCAGAATTAGTAACATCTACATTTGCAAATGCTGTTCCCAACATCAAAAGGAATCCTGTTACGGTTCCGACCATACCAAGTGCTAAACAAGATTCTGCTATAAACCATCCTACACTAGTATTTTGGCTATATTCATCATTCTTTTCTAATTTATATGTTTTATTTCCAATCCAAATTGATGTAGAGAAAAATATTAATATAATTAGAAAACTTAATTTAGTTACATCTGCATTGTATATAAGGTTATGAATATCAAAATATGTACCTATTACACACCCAAGTAGTGTTAAACAAAATATTAACCACCATTTAAGTAATGATATCATTTATTTCCTTATATTATTTCACAAGAAGTACCTATACATGCTAGTTCTTGACTTGCTACAGTGTAGTCTTGTGATTCGTATTTTGATAGTTTTGCCCAATCCACATTTTTAGGCATGGTTTTTAAAGCTTCATTATATACTTCTTTAGTGCAGTCTTGATATGGGGCTTGGCGATAAGCGTGTTCAGAATGTGGTAAAAATGAAACGCCACTGATATCGTCGAAGTATTTATATACCCAAGCTTGTACCTCAGGCCACTCATTTTCCTTAACAGAAATTGTTACAGATGGTTTATGTTCACACCAATTTGAAGCATAAGTTTTCCAAAGTTCTAATTGACTAATTGCTGAAAGTTCATTCCTACAAACAGCCCCCTTGGGACTCTTCATTGGAAATGAAAAAACTGTCATATGTTCTGCTTTTGTCACATCAGGTTCATTAGGAAACCCCGCCTCTTTCATCATCTTACAAAGTGGATCTTTGTTATCTGCCCTTACAGTACGGATATAATAAGGATTATGGCGGGCATGAATACCAGAAGCAGAATCAACAAGCTGAGATACAGTACCACTTGGTTTGACACAAGTAATGGCAGCGGCTCGTTGGATTCCAAGTCTGTCTGCCCATTCTTTATTTGTTTCATATGCTAAGTCCCTAAGTTCTTGAAGAAGTTCATCCAATCCCTTTTTAGTCCCATTAGTCAATGGATTGTCCATTATTCCAGTAAGTGAAACACCGAGAAGTCTTTCATCATCACAGTTTCTTTTCCATTCTCTTGAGAGGTATTTGAAGTCTGTAAGAGTGGATTGAAAGGTCCCAAGGATAGTTGCAATTCTAACTTTCTCTTTGAGAGACTCGCTAGTGTCATCCCGCCTGATAATGCATTCTGAAAGGTTGCAGAATTCCCGTGACCGAAGAATGATTTCGCTGCAAGGATTTGTGCCAAAATCTGGTCGGGGTTCCCGCCTCTCAATGTAATTTCCCTCTCCGTCTTTGTATCTTTCATTTAATCCTTCTATTGTTCTTTTAGCTGATAAACTATTATATATTCCACGTTCTCCAGATTTTGAATCATATAGAGATAACCACTCTCGCATGAAAGTGCCAACATCTGGTCTTTCTTTATAATTAACTGAATTATTAGAGAGGGCTCGCTGCCCATCTTTGATATACCACTCACCATGTTTAGCAAAACGCATCTCCCGATCATTAAGATCAGAAAGACTGATAAGAGCACTTCTACGCACTCCCCCCACAACTACAATTTCAGCCGTTTTACAAACTATATCATGGCATTCTATTGGATGTAATTTTCTGCCTATTGAGTTCTTAAAAGTATTTATAGTAAAATTAAACAAATCTTCCAAGGGTTGGGGTCCAGATGCCCGTCCACCAAAGGTCTTGAGGGGTGCTCCAGCAGGCCTAATTTTAGTCACATCCCACTTCGGAACATGCCCATCATATAGTAATGAAATTAATTCTTTGAACGCCCTAGCCCATCCCAATTTAGAATCAGCAACTACAATGGTAGTATCTGTATCAAACAATTCATCAGGAATTATAGGAAGTTGTGAAGTGTATGCTTCTTCTATAGAAAATCCAACTCCAGTACCATTCATTAATACATAAAGAATTTCATCAAATGATCTCTGACTATCTATTTTTACATAAGAACAATTATATCCTGCCACATTCTCTTTCCAAAGGGCGGGGCCAGCTGTCATCAGACACCGCATTGATGGCATTACTTTAAGTTCTTTTACTGCCTTTTCTAATTCAACTTTTTGTCCATTTTCTAATTTATAATTATTTTTCTCTTCCAACCATTCTTCAAAAAAATTAAAATACCTTTCTACTGTTTCATCCCATGTTTCTCTTCGTGTTTCTTTGTAATCCCATCTTGCATATCTTGAAAGGTGTATGAACTCTTGGTAAGTGGTTGGTAATCTCATTCTTGTTCTCCTATTTTTTCTAAAAATTCTGTCTGTTCTCGTTCTGACAATCGTTTTGATGCAGTAATGTTAGGAAGATTGTCTCTTATTATTTCCATTTCTTGTGCTGAAAAAGTCTTTGCATTTAATACATAATCTTCAAAAGCCTCGCAACATAAGGGAAAATGGGGTTTTACTAATTCATACATTGCGTCTGAATAATCTCTAATCTCACGCTGGGCATGGCTATCTGATCTTAATTTTACAAAATGAAAAAAATTATGCAGGTCTATTTTCCATATCACTTCTGTATAATTCGCAACAGGGAGTACGGCTCTTGCCAACTCTCTTGCTAAATCTTCTTCTAATAGATTATGATATGCTATATTAGCGTTATCATATACTCTATTAAATTCAAACTGAAGAGCTCCCCTATGTGGATGTATTTCACCCCGACCTTGGTTATTTGTACTGGATTGTTTTTGCAGGTAATCACCCTGAGGCAAATAATATTCATCACTCATAACTGAATAACGACCAGAGTACTCGTTTAGGTTTGCCGTCCTATGCCTGACGAGTTGTCTCATTACAAATATGGGAAGTTTTATATGGAACTTGACTTCACACATCTCAAAGGGTGAGGTGTGTTTATGTCTCATTAGGTATCGGATGAGATTCCGTGTTTGACTTACCTTTCGTGTTCCTTCACCATAACTAATTCTTGCGGCGTTTTCTACTTCTTCATCATTACCCATGACATCAAGTAATTTTACAAAACCATGCTCATGGATTTTTATTTCATTGGACATTTCTCCACTCTCTTGCTGTCCAATCCGCCTCTAATCCCTTCATCGTTCTCTTATTTATCATTTCAAGAATTTCATCAGTTGACAGTCCACTAATAATTAAATCATTAATATCTTTAAACTTTTTCTCTTTAGACCAAACCACAACAGACCATCCATCATCTATGGCTTTCATCAATTTCTTAACAGTATGCTCGTTCCTTGATTCATTATCGAATATTAATACACATTGTTTCTTGTCGAGTTTTATTGATTGGAGATCACCCCCGGCGACCGCAAGACAATTAGGAAGAAACATCGAATCAATCGGACCCTCTACAATATATGTAGTTGTCTCAGGATTCCATCTATCTAATCCATAAATTTTATGACTATCTTCTTCAACTTTTACTGTAATGTACCGTAATTCATTTTGACCCAATGCCCGACCTTGAGCGGCAATTAATTTTCCTTCTGTATCATAGAACGGGATTACCATTCTCGGCTCTTCTTTACCTAAATTAGAATAATCTACCTTACAAACTGATTGAGCCCACTTTTTAAAATCTTCTGAAAAATAAACTCTATTTTTAAAAGATTCTGGAATCTTTCTACTCTCAAAATACTTACGAGCAAAATGTTCTTCATCAAGTTCA